CTTTACCATTTAACATAGCAATTGCTTGATCTTTCATCTGTTTGTATATTTTAAATTGATCTGGTGTTAGTTTAATATTTCTTTTCATGTAAATTTTATCCGGTAAATCTAAACAATCTTCTTTTAATACACGATAAGAAAAATTTTTAAGTGTGTCTGATAACTCACCTAAATTTTTAAACTTATCTACAACTTGTATAGATCTTCCGTGTGCATGCATAGTTTTCATCTCTGCATAACGATTACGAAACGCGTAGTATGATGTATAGTCCAACAACCACGGATCAAGGAACTCGCACTGACTATATAAATCTAAAGGGTTTTTAGTAACAGGAGAACCTGTCATTATTCTTTTATACTTAGCTGACTCAGATAATTTAAGAATGTTTTTAGTTCTCTTAGCATTAGGATTTTTTATAGTTGTAGATTCATCTATGGCCATCAATGTATTGTGAGAGTCTAAAAACTTTTCAGCAAAATCTTTACCTTTTGTAGTGCTCAAAGCTTCTACATTCATTATCAAAATGTGTAGATTTTCTTCTGGTTCAAAAAGACAATCTAATTTTTCTTGTTGTTGTTTTGTAATATTAGCTTGCCACAATACGGTAACATCGTCTATGTGATCTGGTAGATGTGCTGGTATTTCATTATTATACCAAGTTCCTACAACACCTTTAGGTGCAATAATTAAAGCACCATCCACTTTACCTTTATCGTAAAGCATAGCTAAATTATCTATTAATACTTTTGTTTTACCTGTACCCATTTCCATAAAATAAGCGTAGGTTTGTCTGTTCCATGACTTTTCTAATGCAGTCAATTGATGTGCATATGGTTTCTTTTTAAATTTATAGTTCATAATTTTCTTCTTTCTAGTTGACAATATAATAGTTAGTAACTATATTGTCAAGCATGAAAGAAAATATAGTTTACGTCATACAAGAAATTCCAGGAACGCAGTCAGGTAATCCTAAAATTAATATTATGGGTGCATCTAATTACGGTGAAATGAAATTTTTATTACCAGAGTTTTCACAGATAATATTTTCTCCGGGTCCATTAATTTTTAAATTAAGAAAAAGTTTAAAAGATTTTAAAGAAGGAGATTATTTATTACTGACTGGTGATCCTGCAATAATAGGTGTTGCATGCTCTATAGTTTCTGATATTACAAATGGCAAATACAATCTATTGAAATGGGATAAACAAGAAAGAAAATATTATCCTATAGAAATTAATTTATACGAGAAAGGAGAAATTGATGATTGATTTTGAACAAGACAAACAAAACACAATACAAAAGACTGACAACATAAGGTCACTCGCAGATCAGGTAGAAAAGTTAGAGGCGTTACAAGCAAGACTTGAGTTGCAAGAAGACAATATGAAAAATACAAAAAAAGACATTGAAAGAATATCTGGTGAAGTTATTCCGACTATGATGAGTGAGATGGGTTTATCACATCTAAAACTTATGGACGGATCTTCAGTAGATGTTAAACCTAATTATAGCGCAAGCATCTCTGTTGCAAACAAAGAAGCAGCGTTTAACTGGCTTCGTAACAATGGGCTAGGGGATATAATCAAAAACGAGATATCCGTATCCTTTGGTCGCAACGAAGACAACAAGGCAGCTGATTATGCTGCTCTTGCAGAAGAGCGTGGGTTCCAACCGACACAAAAGTTGAAGGTAGAACCCATGACTCTCAAAGCGTTAGTCCGTGAACGTTTAGAGGCAGGTAAAGAAATGCCAACGGAAATTTTCAACGTGTTCGTTGGAAATAAGACTACAATAAAAAGGAAACAATAAACATGAACCAAGTAGCAGAAAAAAAAGAAGGAGCATTAGCAGTAAATTTATTTGAAGCTGATGCAAATCAAGGTGCTCAAAATATATCGCAAGAAGATCTTGCGTTGCCTTTCTTAAAAATTTTGGGACAACTATCTCCGGAAGTAAATAAAAGAGATGGTAAATATGTAGAGGGAGCAGAACCCGGCAAGATAATTAACACTGTCACAAACGAATTGTTTGACAAGATTAGTGTTGTACCTTGTCATTACAAAAGACAATACATCGAATGGCAAGACAGAGGTACCAGCAGTGGTGCACCGGTTGCAATTCATGATGCAGGCAGTGATATAGTTAGTCAAACCACAAGAGGTAAAGACTACAAAGATAGATTACCAAATGGTAATTATCTAGATAATACTGCAAGTCACTTTGTATTAGTTCTGGGTGATAATCCATCAACAGCTTTGATTTCTATGAAATCTACGCAACTAAAAGTTAGTAGAAAATGGAACTCATTGATGATGGGAATCAAACTACAAGGTAAAAATGGTTTGTTTACACCGCCAACTTACAGCCACATTTATAACCTATCAACCGTTCAGATGTCGAATGACAAAGGAACATGGTTTGGATGGGAAGTAGAAAAGATGGGACCAGTCGAAGACGCAGGCGTCTACGAGATGGCAAAATCTTTTGCTATGAGTGTTGGTAAAGGTGAGGTCGAGGTCAAACACGGATCAGACGAATCTAAATCTAAAACACCATACTAATTCCTAGGGGTCGGGCGGCAAAGGGAGACTGGAGTCGCCCGTCATAAAATATGAATGAGTTTATAAATATATTCACAGGATTAGAACGTGCGCACGGTTGTACTAAAGTTACTGAGACAACAGAAGATGGTGTCAAAGTAAAAGGACAATCGTTTGTTGTACGTCAACCTGTAACAGAACAGCTGTGGCGAAAACATTTACAAGGCACACAGAGTCTAGGAATAATTCCTATCAACGATGATAACAAATGCAAATGGGGATGTGTAGACATAGACTCGTATGCAGGTTTTGATCACAAAAAATTAATAGATAAGATAAAACAATTTAAACTGCCTTTGGCCGTGTGTAGGTCAAAGAGTGGAGGGGCACA